GGCGGAAAGAAGGGCGGTAAGAGCTAAATATGGCTATTGACCGGATTGCCGAGCCTTTTGACGAACTGACCTCAGAAGGCAACGCACTAGAAATCTTAGTCGAAAACCCCGAGTCTATCAGCATGATGGACGAAGATGGCGGCATGATTATTGATTTTAGCCCCGAGGCTTCTGAGCTGATGGGGGTCCAGCACGACTCAAACCTAGTTGAGTTTATGGGTCAGGCAGACCTTGATGTCTTGTCAAGCGAGCTTGTTGCTCAGTTTGAGGCAGACAGAAACAGTCGTGCAGACTGGGAAGATTCCTATATCCGTGGTCTTGACTTGTTGGGACTAAAGTTTGAGGACCGGTCAACGCCTTGGGAAGGCGCCTGTGGTGTGTTTCACCCCATGCTGGCAGAGGCGGTTATTCGGTTCCAAGCCCAGACAATACAAGAGATTTACCCCGCAAGCGGGCCTGTTAAGACCTCTATTGTCGGGAAAATCACCGACGACAAGACAAAGCAGGCTCATAGGGTTGAGAACTACCTCAACTACTTGATAACACAGCGCATGACTGAGTATCGGACGGAGACAGAAAAACTGCTGTTTTCTTTGCCGATTGCTGGCTCTGCGTTCCGCAAGGTGTATTTCGATCCCAACATGGATCGTCCTTGTGCAATGTTCGTTCCAGCAGAAGACTTTGTGGTGAGCTACGGCGCGTCAGACCTGACGACGTGCGAGCGTGCTACTCACATAATGAAGAAAACTTCCAACGAAATTAGGAAGCTACAGGTTGCAGGATTTTACAGCGACATCGATTTGCCTCCTCCGGCGCCCGATATCTCTGAAATCCAACAGAAGTACAACAGGCTGACAGGAGACTCGGAAAATTACGAGTTTGATAATCGTCACGTCCTGCTTGAGATGCACGTCGATATTGACCTTATTGGATTTGAAGATTCGGATCGCGGGGAGCCTACGGGCATTGCGTTGCCGTATGTGGTTACTATTGACAAGTCATCCAGAACAATACTTGCAGTTCGGCGGAACTGGTATGAGGACGACCCCAAGAAGTTAAAGCGGGATCACTACGTTCACTACCAATATCTGCCCGGACTAGGCTTCTACGGCTTCGGTCTAGTGCATATGATTGGCGGACTGTCCAAGTCAGCTACATCGTTGCTAAGACAGCTTGTAGACGCCGGAACGCTTGCCAACCTACCGGGAGGATTGAAATCTCGGGGACTCAGAATCAAGGGTGATGATACTCCCATCATGCCCGGAGAGTTCCGAGACGTAGATGTTCCGGGTGGCGCAATCCGCGACAACATCTCGTTCCTGCCGTACAAGGAACCCAGCAACGTGCTGTATCAGTTGCTTGGCGATATCGTACAGGAAGGGCGTAGATTCGCATCAGCGGCGGATGTAAAAGCCTCAGACATTAATGGCGAGGCGCCGGTTGGCACCACACTTGCTGTGCTTGAGCGAGAGATGAAGGTAATGAGCGCGGTTCAAGCCCGTGTCCATGCCGCTGTTTCGCGTGAGCTAGGCATCTTGACTGAAATTGTTCGGGACTACGGGCCGGGAGCTTACCCGTATGATCTTGAAGACGGTCAGGTAATGATCGAAGATTTTGATGATCGGGTAGATATTATTCCGGTCAGCGATCCGAACGCGGGCACAATGGCCCAGCGCATCATGCAGTATCAGGCGGCACTACAGCTTGCCACGTCTGCGCCGCAGATGTACGACATGCCTCTTCTTCATCGACAGATGCTAGATGTGCTGGGCATTCAGGATGCCGATAAGATTGTCCCCACGGAGGACGACTTAAAGCCGACAGACCCCGTCACAGAAAACATGAATATCCTGAATGGAGAACCCGTCAAGGCGTTTATTTATCAGGACCATGAGGCGCACATTCAAGTCCATATGGCGGCTATGCAGGATCCAGAAATACAAAAACTGGCTACCAAGGCGCCAAACGCCAAAGCAATGCAAGCGGCAATGTCCTCTCATATTGCAGAGCACGTCGCATTTGCGTATCGCGCCAAGATTGAGCGGGAGCTGGGAGTCGAGCTTCCCGGTCCAGATGAAAAACTTCCGGAAGATATTGAACTCCGCATATCAAGACTGGTTGCCCCGGCGGCAGATCAGATTACCGGTAAGGCCGCGATGATGGCCCAAGCCGAGCAAAACGCCGAACAGCAAGAAGACCCGATTGTGCAGATGCGACAGCGGGAAATGGCCCTGAAAGAGCAAGAGGCAATGGCTAAGGCGCAAACCGAGATGGCTAAAATACAGGCCGATCTTCAGAAGTCTCAGAACAAATCAATGCTTGATCTCCAGAAAATGGAGCAACAAGAGCGCATAGAAAGCGCACGACTCGCATCCAAGATGGCTACCCAGCAAGGAAAAGATGAGTCGCAAAAAGAAATCGAAGGATTTAAAGCCGGTTTCAACACCATCAGGAACTTGATTGATGACTAAAAAAGCAAGCAACAACATGTTGCAGGCGCTCCAAACTGAATATCGCGATCACATGAACGAAATCTCAGACCACATTGCGGTCGGCGGATGTAAGGACATGGAGGAATACTCGCGTTGTGTAGGGATCATTCAAGGATTGGCCTACGCGGAACGTGCTCTTCTTGATCTTAACGACAGGATAGAGCGCGACTGATTCGCTACGCGGTGTAGCGCATGGTGACGCCAGACGCCTAACTCTGGTGCAGGAAAGGAATTATGACTGAAGAGCAAAAGACTGCTAGTCAACTACCTGAACCTAAAGGTTACAAACTGCTTATAGCCCTACCAGAACCCGATGAGAAGACGGTGGGCGGCATACTCAAGTCAAAGCAAACAATGGATATCGAAGAGATCGGTTCTATTTGTGGTTTTGTCATGAAGATGGGTCCAGATGCCTACAACGATGAAAGTCGTTTTCCAAATGGCCCCTATTGCGAAGAAGGCGAGTGGATATTAATGCGATCCTATAGTGGAACGCGATTCAAGATCCACGGGAAAGAGTTTCGCCTAATCAACGACGACAGCGTCGAAGCAGTTGTACAAGACCCGAGGGGGATTGAAAAGGTATGAGTGAAGAGCAAATGGAACAGCAGGAGCATACTGCTGAAGAAAAGTTTTTTGGTGTCAAAACGGTTATTGGTAAAAAGCCGGATGACGAAGGTCAAGTTTCCGACATAGATGTAGAGGTGGTAGATGACCGGCCCGCAGAGGACCGCCGCCCCCCCGCCAAGGAAGCCAAGAAAGACTCAGGTGGTGACGAAGAGCTAGAGGGTTACTCCGACAAGGTCAAAAAGAGAATTAATAAGCTCCGCTATCAACAGCATGAAGAGCGTCGCCAGAGGGAAGAGGCAGAGCGTCTTCGCGAAGAGGCGATCAAGGTTGCTCAACAGTATGCGGAGCAAAGCAAGCAGTATCACAAAATCATTCAGGAAGGTGAGCAGTATCTGGTACATCAGATACGAGAGCGAGCGGCTATGTCTGTCGATCAAGCTAAGAATAGCTATCGACAGGCTTATGAGGAGGGTAACACAGACAAGATTCTGGAAGCGCAGGAGGCAATGATTAATGCGCAGTCAGAGTTAAAGTCTGCTGACCACCAGCTAAACCATCTTCAACATCGCCCCCAGCAGGCTCCAGAGCAGTTTAAGCCAGCGGCAAGGCCGGTTAAACAGCCTGAAATTGGACCAGCACCGCCAACCCCTACGGCGAAGGCAGTGCAGTGGTCAGAACAAAATCCTTGGTTTGGCCAAGAAAAAGATATGACCGCGCTGGCTTACGGCGTGCATGAAAAATTAGTTCGGGACGAGGGTTTTGACCCCAACTCAGACGAATACTTTGAGACCATTGATCGCACTATGCGGTCACGGTTTCCAGACTACTTCGGCGAAGAAGACAGTGGCTCAGGTGAAGCGTCTAAGGGCGCACAACCTTCCTCGACTTCCCGAAGCCCCTCCGTGGTGGTGGCCCCTTCCTCTAGGAATAACGGTGCCAAACCACGCAAAGTGAGGTTGAGCCGCACCCAACTCGCTCTCGCAAAGCGACTAGGGTTAACCGCAGAACAATATGCCAACCAGCTCATTAAGGAGTCATAACATGGCAGAACAGCGCACAAAAAGGGACTCAGAGTCCAGAGAAGTTGAACAACGACCATCCGATTCGTGGATGCCAGCCTCCGTATTACCAACTCCTGACCCTATAGATGGGTGGGTGTTCCGTTGGGTACGCACAAGCACATTAGGCCACGCAGACAACACGAACGTCTCTCAGAAGTTTAGAGAGGGATGGGTTCCAGTAAAATCTGAAGATCATCCAGAAATGGAAGTTATGTCTGATATCAACTCCCGATTTGAAGGGAACATTGAGATCGGCGGCTTGTTACTGTGCAAAGCCCCAGAGGGTAAGGTACAGCAACGAGAAGAGTACTTTCAGAACATGGCTGAAACCCAGATGGATTCTGTGGACAACAACTTCCTCAAGCAAAGTGACCCCCGAATGCCCGTTCTTAGTCCTGAGCGGTCAACTCGGACTACATTTGGTCGGAACTAACCTCTGTAAAACGGAGGGGCACCGGCCTTTAACTCTCGTAATGGAGAATCAAAATGGCTACATCAGCTACTCCGATGGGTGCGGAACCCGTAGGCACGCTTAGTGCTTCCGGCTCCTTCACCGGAAAAGTACGCCATATAAAGGTTGCGTCTGGCTATGCCACTAGCATCTTTTATGGTGATTTCGTTAAGCTGGTTGCGGCTGGTACGGTAGAAAAGGCGGCAGTTACGACTTCCGTTGTGGCAGGCACTGTCGGCATTTTTGTCGGCTGTTCCTACACCGATCCCGGCACCGGTCAGCTAACCTTCAACCAGTACTGGCCTACCGGCACGGTAGCGTCAGATGCTGTGGCATACGTTGTTGACGACCCCAAGCTTCTGTTTCAGATGCAGGGTGACGAGGCAATTGCTCAGACTGGTCTGGGTAATAACGTCTCGGCTGTCAGCACGGCTGGCTCAACGGCTATCGGCAGGAGCAAGAATGCTCTTGACGGCGGCTCTATCGCAACAACCAACACGCTTCCGCTTCGTATCATTGACTTCGTGGACGGTCCTAACAGTGCAGTAGGTGATGCTTTCACCGATTGCATCGTGACGTACCTGCCCTTGAGTCATGCCTACGAAACCAAGCTCGGCGTTTAAGGAGAACTAGGAAATGGCTATTTCACGCGCACAAATGCTGAAAGAACTGCTCCCCGGTCTGAACGCCTTGTTCGGATTGGAGTATGAGCGGTATGACGATGAGCACACGATGATTTATGATACTGAATCATCAGAGCGTTCGTTTGAAGAAGAAGTAAAGCTGTCCGGTTTTGGTGCCGCACCAGTTAAAGCTGAAGGCGCCGCCATCAGCTATGACTCGGCGCAAGAGTCGTTTACGGCTCGCTATAACCACGAAACAATTGCCTTGGGCTTCAGTATTACTGAAGAGGCGATGGAAGATAATCTTTATGATTCTCTCTCTGCTCGCTACACCAAGTCATTGGCTCGCGCTATGGCACACACCAAGCAGGTTAAGTCGGCTAACCCACTCAACAACGGGTTTACGACTTTTCAATCTGGTGACGGCGTAACGCTGTTCAGCACGGCTCACCCGCTGGTAAACGGTGGCACTAACGCCAACCGTCCTGCCGTAGCGGCTGATCTGAATGAAACCTCCTTGGAAGATGCAGTGATTAACATCGCGGCATTTACTGATGAGCGTGGCTTGCTGATCGCGGCTCGACCCCGTCGTTTAATCGTTCCACCTTCGCTTCAGTTTGTAGCAACTCGTTTGCTTGAGACTGAGGGTCGGGTTGGCACGGCTGACAACGACATCAATGCTCTTCGCAACAACGGATCAATCCCAGAAGGCTATTCTGTCAATCACTTCCTGACTGACACGAATGCGTTCTTCTTGATTACCGATGTACCGAACGGCATGAAGCACTTCAACCGTACTGCGTTGGAGACTTCAATGGATGGCGACTTTGATACTGGTAACGTCCGGTACAAGGCTCGCGAGCGATACAGCTTCGGCGTATCCGATCCTCTGGGAATCTACGGCTCGCCCGGAACTTCCTAAATTACAGGGGGCTTCG